TTGTTGCATCCGCAAAACGCTCCAGCAGCGATGAATGAAATCCCTAAAATGACCAAAGAAGTTGAAGGCAGTGATTAATCATGTTTAAAAAATTTGTACCATCTTTGGATGACATTAATTCATGGTCGCGTGAAAATCTTATTGAGTGGTTGCAAAAAAATGACCAAAACGGAAGTTATTCCGACCCTAAACCAGACCCAAGCTACAAAATAATTAAACTTCAAGGCCCAAAACACAATTGGGGCGTTCATAATTCAGAGATTGATCATGTAACTCCTTTTGAATCTTACAATGAAGCAAAAAAATATTATGATGAAGCTAAATATAATTACGCCGAACATCCTCCTTTGTCTCATGCAGACGCAAAGGCAATGGCTCTTGAACAATTAAGAGAACATCATTACCCTGATGAAAACAGTGACTTTTTAAATTTGCTTGCAAGTAAAGGAATTCATAAATCATATGGCGGATTAATTGATAACGATAAAGCTATTAAACGCGCCATGATGGTTGCTAGATCGCTGAAAGCTGATGGCGGATCATCTGACGATTCAAATGAAGATTTAAGTAAATCAACTAGAGTCATGGTTCCTGCTACTGGTCAAGGAGGGGTAAAAGGAATTGTTATCCCTCGCCATATGCTAGAGGGCAAAGTGTATTCAGAAGGCGGCCCAAAAGGCGGTCAAAAAATTTCTGGAATGAATGATATTAATGAGGCTAGAGCTAAAGTTTACGGACCTGAAAATCGAGATCCATTAACAGTTGGCAAAATTGGAATTATTCATAAAAAAGTTTTGCAAGATCATTTTAGCAAACCAATAGCTGAACAAAAATTAATAGAGCAGAATGCTTTAAATCGTTTGATACAAGCAAGGCACATTAATCCCGGTGCAAATACTTTAGACGAAAGCGAAAAGACTGATACTGTTAAATACGAACCTGATTCATATGACCCTTGGACTTCCAAAGGAATTGCTGGTCACGCCCTGTATACATCTGGTCATGGAGCTAACCAAGTTAGACATGTTGTTAACACATGTCCCGGTCAAACAGTTGGATGCGGCGGCGGAGTCGATGAAAACGGCGTTGTAGACACTAGCAAAGGAACTTGTTTTGCTCCAAATGCTGAGTCTCAATATGTTAATGCTGCAATTCGTAGGAATTGCCATGAACAAGCTAAATTTGATCCAGCAATGACTACCGATTGGATTTTAGCCCATACAGGGTCTTTAAGGTCTGTTGCTGAAAAGGCAGACAAAAAGGGAAGAAAAACCATGTTTAGACCAAACGTGGTTGATGAAACGGACAAATCTTCTCGTTATGTTATTTCAGGATTAAATCAACAACGCAAAGCTTTGGGATTGCCAATGATCATTGCTAATTCATACGGGAAAACCGATGAGTTGCATGATCCAGAGAATGGTTATTATGTTACTCACTCAAATATTGGTCCTAAAGTAAAAAACGGAGCCAGTATCCCCGACAATATTAAAAGAGATAGTCAGAGAGTTAGACGTACCATAACGGCTTCAACCGCTGATGGAAAAGATTTTACTAACGAACAAGGGAATTTAACCCCTCCAAAAAACTCTTACATGGTTACAAATGTAAAGCGCGGTTCTGATTTAGACAAAAACATGCAAGGCGCTATTACTCATGCGAAATATTGGTCAGCTCCAAGAGAGCAAAATGAATTAAATCAAGCCGAAATGGCTGAAGGTCCTGAAGCTCATTTTGATGGAAATGGCAATCCAACAACGCCTGATCTTTCTCATTATGGGCATACAACTATTAATGGCAGAAGATACAATTATCAAAAGCAACATATTTTGCATCCCCGTTTAGTTGATGTTCCAGTTACAACAACTGACAAACAAACCAAACAAAAAATCACAACTATGAAGAAAATCCCAACGGATTCACGCTTCAAAGATAATGATTTTTTGCCGTCTGATGAAAATCGTTTTAAAACAAAAAATGGCAAGTTGGCTGGCGCAATATTGATGACGACACCTACGGAATCAACTAGCAATTTAGGCCATGAAACAGAATTTACTCATCATGTTGATAATAGCGTTGTTGAACGGGCAAAACAAAACAATGGCGAATATGAAATTGATTCGCCAATGGCTCAAGAAGCAGCTAGAGGTCGTCAATATATTACGCCAAAGCCTTTAGAATTTAAAAAGATACCTAAAGCTTATGCTGCAGGAGGTTTTGTGGGAGACAATAATGAAGAATACTCTATTGGTCTTCCTGAGCAAAACTTTGCCGCTCAAATGCATCATCTTCATAAAAGAGATGAAGAGGATTCAATTTTGCATCCTAATCATCATGTAGATTTGTCAACTAACAATGTGGTTAATCGAGCCTTAAACTTGGTTGGCAAAATGAGGAGACCATAATGGGCGGCATGGCTAACGTATCTGGCGGATTGATTGACCAAGCTCTGCATTTAGCCTCAAAATACACACAGAATTCACCTGCCAAGATGGTCTTGGCAGGGTTGAAGACACGAGGACTCTCGTAACACACCCACCCTAGGAGAAGGAAATGTCTGAGTTAGCTAAAAAGGCGCGTCAAGCGATGAAGAGTAAAGCCTCTTCCCTTGTTCGTACCGACCCCAAAAAGAAGGTAGACGCAAGCGGTTATACACCGCCTGATGCTCTAGATGCCGATGTCAAGACTGGCATGCGCCCAGTCTCGCGCCGACAGTTTAAGAAAGGCGGCAAAGTCGTTGCCGTGCATGGCAAGGAGGCTGTCCACCACGCTGGCAAGAAGCCGCGCAAGTCTGGAGGTCGATTGCTGACTGCTGACAGCCTGATTAATCGCAACCAAAAAGAAGCCAACCAAGATCGAGATGGCTCTAAGCATATTGGCGGAATGAAGCGCGGCGGTCGAACCCATAAGCAAATGGGCGGAGCGATGGCAGATCCTCGCATGGCTGCCTTAATGCGCGATCCAAGGGCTATGGCCGCTGCTCGCATGATGGCCGCTAAAGCAGGTATGCCAATGGCTCGCAAATCTGGCGGCAAGACTGAGCATTCAGACGAGGCAGAAGATAAAGCTTTGATCAAGTCAATGATCAAGTCTTCTGCAATGAAGCATGGTAAAGCCCACGGCGGATCATGCGATTGCCCTGCCTGTACGAGTATGCGTAGCCGCAAGGCTCACGGCGGATCATGCCGATGTGCCAAGTGCATGGGCGGATATACGAAAAAAGCTGATGGCGGCGAATTGATGGACATTACCGACAATGATCAGCCACCAAAAGGCGGTCCCGGTTCTACCATTTCCGACCCAGCAGAACGTAAACGCTTCCTTGACTCTTTCAAGAGCAAACCAAAGCCTCCGCCCAAGAAGCGCGGCGGTTCAATGAGCGTATCTGACGGCAGCCTGCAGGGTACTCGCCCGACTGGCGGTCGTTTAGCGCGCAAGAGCGGCGGTCGAGCCAAGGGCAAGATGAACGTCAATATCATTATCGGCGCTCACCGTCACCCAGACGGCGCTGCTATGGGTGCTGGCGCTCCTATGGGCGGCCTAGACGGCTTGCTGCCTCCGGGTATGCGTCAGGGTGTGCCTCCTCAGTTTGGCGGCGCTGGAGCACCTCCAATGCCTCCACAAGGCATGCCGATGCCTCCGCAGGGCGCTCCAATGCCTCCTGCTGGCCTGCCAATGGCTCGCAAATCTGGCGGTAGAGTGCCATTCAACCCTAAACAGCATGGCGGCGGGGGCGGTTTAGGCCGTCTTCAGAAGCTAAAAGCCTATGGGGATAAGGCAAAAGCCACCAAAGAACACTACTAAACCCCAATCTTTGGCTAAAAAACTAAAGGCAGCAATAAAACGCTGCCTTTTTTTTGACTTTACCTTGTGGATATCCTGTGGATAAGCTGTTAATATCTTTTCAAATGGAAATATTGTGGAGTATCTATGCTGACCTATAACAATTTGTTTGAGAAAGAAATTAAGCAGTTGGTTAATGATGAAGTGTCCAGAATCACCGAAGTCATATTGAATGGAACGGCTATTCAGTCAATGGAAGACTATCGAAATTATACAGGCCAAATTAAAGGCTTAAGAAAGATTATTGAATTTTGCGATTTTGCCCAAGAAAACCTTAACAAACGATAAAGGAGATTTATGCCTCATATGCAAATGCAACATGATAGAGACCCTAAAAAAGAGCTATTAAATGCCGTAGGAGACATATCAACCATTGATATTTACCACAACCAAATTTTGTGCGCGGTATATGTTCGCCCAGAGAAGACAAAGTCTGGCCTATACATCCCCGACTCAAACCGTCAGGAAGACAAAATCCAAGGAAAAGTAGGCTTAGTCTTAAAGATGGGACCAGATGCTTTAGAGGATTCTAGCGGAACATGGTTTAAAGGCGTTGAAATTAAGGTTGGTGACTGGGTTGTATTCCGTCCATCGGACGGCTGGAGTATCACCGTCAATGGTGTTTTGTGTCGAATGATTGATGACCAAAACATCCGAGGTCGAATCGCTCACCCTGATCAAGTTTGGTAAGGAGATGTTATGTCAAGTAATCCAGAGCAAATTGAAATTGAAATTAAAGAAGAGAATGCTGAAAAAAAGCCTAATGACATTGAAGTTATAAGGCAAGAAGACGCTCCCAAAGACGCAAAGCCTAATGAAAATGAGGGAAATGACGTAAATGACGCTATTTCCAAGCTAAAACAGCAGCTTGAGACTGAAAAACAAGCTCGAATTTCGGCAGAACAGCGCGCCCATGAGATGGCTCAACGCGAAGTTGTGGCCAAAAATGAGGTGCAAGACACCAATTTGCAGCTAATTTCCAACGCAATTAACACCGTCAAGCAAGAAAATTCCATTTTGGAAAACCAATTAGCTGAAGCGATGTCAGTAAGCGATCACAGAACCGCTGCTCAGATTCAAACGGCAATATCCACCAATGCGGCAAAGCTTTTACAGCTTGAACAAGGCAAGACTGCCTTGGAAAATCAGCCAAAAAACGTAGCCCCAGAGCGTCCAAAGCCGTCAGATCCTGTAGAAGCCCTCGCATCTCAGCTTACGCCAAGGTCTGCGGATTGGATCAGGCGCAATCCTGACTTCGCAAGGAACCAAAACAAGTTCAATAAGATGATCGCGGCTCACCAATTGGTGTCTGCTGATGGCATAGCCCCAGATACCGATGAGTATTTTGATGCCATTGAGACAATCTTAAAGATCAAGCAGCCTGTCCAGCAGCAAAATGATGTAGATCCTATGGAAGCTACTGCAAAAGTGACGCAAAGACGCACTGCGCCACCAGCAGCCCCAGTTTCTCGATCAGGTGACGGCACTGGCAGGAAAAATGTCGTTGTTTTGAACGCCGATGAGCGAGAAATGGCTAAAAATATGGGTATGACTGAAGAAGAATGGGGAAGAAACAAGTTGGCTTTACAGCGTGAAGGACGTTTAAACTAAGGAAACACTATGGAAACTAAAAATGCTCAAACCAAAAGACCTCGCAGGACTCCCGATGCCTTTAAAAACGTATTGGCCGAATCTGCGCCTGCTGAAACTACGTCAAATCCTGATTTAGATGGGATTATTGATGTTCCCCCACTGTTGGACACCAAGCGAGGCGATATGCGCCCAACCATGAGAGAGGAAAACTCAATGACTCGCGCTGCTAGGCGCGCCGCTGAGTTGCGTGACCATTTAGGTACTGTTGAAGAAGGGGTAGATGAGTTCTACTTTTCAAAAGACGCAGTTCCAGAGGGTTGGTCTTACGAATGGAAGCGCAGAACCGTGCTTGGGCAAGAAGATCCTGCCTATCAGGTAGCCTTGGCCAAACAGGGCTGGGAGGCAGTCCCAGTTGCGCGTCATCCTGAGATGATGCCGCATGGCTATAAAGGGCCTTTTATCGAAAGAAAGGGCATGATTTTGATGGAAAGGCCACTTGAAATCACCGAGCAGATTAAAGAGCATGAACTTAAAAAGGCTCGGTTGCAGGTACGTCAGAAAGAGGCCCAATTAAACTCTTCTGATCAGGGTCAATTTGGCCGAACCAAGTCTGACGGAACATCGCTCGTTAAGATCAACAAGTCTTATGAGCCGATCCCAATCCCCAAATAACCCCCCCCCTTAAGGGAGCTTCGGCTCCCTTTTTTTTAAAAATAGTTGACAGCTTTTAAAAATAATGTATAAAGGTCTCATCCCCTCCCCGGTGGTAGGGTTAAAACACTTGGTCTAAATCGCCTCGGTGTGCGATGATGGCCTCCGTTAAAGGAGATTACCGTCATGGCGAACACTTTTGCGCCGTTCGGTTTTAGTCAGAATAAGGGTACGGGTTCTGCCCCTACCTATGAGCAGGTTCCTGCTCCAATTGCTTACAATACTGCAAACATCTTTTTCGGTGATCCTGTCTTCCGTCTTTCCGATGGTACTGTTGCTGGTGTAACTACTGGTCCCGGTCCCGGAACTGGCGTTTTGGCTGGTATCTTCGTGGGATGCAAGTACCTTTCGGTCTCTCAGAAGCGCACTGTCTGGTCAAACTATTGGCCCGGCTCTGACGTTGCCTCTACCAATACTGTTGAGGGCTATTTGGTCAATGACCCCAATGCTCAATTCCTAGTCCAGTCTTCGGGCGGTTCGGGAATCACGCAGGCTATGCTGGGTCAATTGGTTCAATTTGCCTACGGCACTGGTAACACCTCAACTGGTCTTTCTGGCGCGTATATTGACGCTACTTCGGTTGGTAGCACCGCTACTCTGCCGTTTCGTATCGTGTCTTTGACTGTTCCTGTCGGTTCAAGCACCGCAGTAACTGGTCAATACAATAACGCTATCGTGGCTTTCAACAACGTAGAAACGAAAGTTACTACGGCTGCCGCTTAAGGAGTAACTAGAAATGGCTGTTAATCTTAGTTCGATTAAAGACCTTTTGTTACCCGGATTGCGTGGTATAGAAGGCAAGTACGAGATGATTCCATCTCAGTACGACAAAATCTTCACGAAACATGATTCCAAACTCGCTTTAGAGCGTACCGCTGAAATGCGTTATTTGGGTCTTGCCCAGTTGAAGACTGAAGGCGGTCAAACCCAGTTTGACAATGGCGCTGGTGAGCGATTCGTTTACAACCAAGAGCATCAGGAAATTGCTCTCGGTTATGCGATCACTCGTAAAGCGATTGACGATAACCTCTACAAGACCCAGTTCCATCCGTCCAACTTAGGTTTGATTGAGTCATTCCAACAAACCAAAGAAATCTACGGCGCGAACATCTTGAACACGGCAACAACCTACAATTCTGCTATTGGTGGTGACGGGCAAGCTCTTTGCAGCACCTCTCACCCAATCGATGGCGGTACTGTAGCCAATACGCCATCAACTCAGGTTGATCTAAACGAAGCCACGCTGTTGAATGCGATGATCGCAATCCGCACGAACTTCAGAGATCAGGCTGGCTTGAAGACGTTTGCTCGTGGTCGCAAGCTCATCGTTCCACCGCAATTAGAACCTGTCGCAATTCGTCTGACGAAGACCGAACTGCGTCCCGGTACTGCGGATAATGATGTGAACGCGATCCTTAGCACCGCTGGTGGCTTGCCTGAAGGCTATATGGTCAACGACTTCTTGACCTCGGCTTATGCTTGGTTCTTGTTAACCAACATTGATGGCTTGTCATACATGGAGCGTGTCAAGTTTGAGACTGATATGCAAGTTGACTTCGTAACCGATAACCTGTTGGTTAAAGGCTATGAGCGTTATAGCTTTGCGTATTACAACTGGCGCGCTATTTACGGCTCGTTCCCAACCTCGTAATACGGACAGACCCTCAGAAATGGGGGTCTAACTTAAGGAGACAAAAATGTCATCGTCAGTTTTTACAGGTCCGTTATTAGCAGGAAACGTCCTCAATAGTGATGGCACTGGCAATCTTGCTGGTGTCGGCGGCAGCAGCGGTACTCAGAATGTCGGCTTTGTGCAAATGGCACAAGGCGCAGTCATTTCTGAATCCGCTACTGCGGCAGCAACCTCGATTGTGATTCCAGCCCAAAGCTTGATCACTGACATTTATTTGAACATCACGGCATCTTGGAGCGCTTCTGGTACGTTAAGTATCGGCACGACTTCTGCTGCCAACCAACTTGCTTCTGCTATTGCTAATGCCAGCTTGGTTCAGGGTCAATACGTTGTCCCTGTCACCAGTCTGATTGCAAACTGGAATAACGTAAGCAATACTCAAGATGTTCAAATTTGGGTTCAGTCAAGCGCAAGCGGTACTGGTTCTGCAATTCTGGTTGTTGCCTACTTGCAGGGCTATAACGGCTTTACTAACGGCCAATACACCTAATTTAGGAGAAGGTA